GGGTACGCATCCTTCGGATTACGAAGACAAGTCGAGTACGCATCTTTCGGATTACGAAGACAAGTCGAGTACGCATCCTTCGGATTACGAAGACAAGTCGAGTACGCATCCTTCGGATTACGAAGACAAGTCGAGTACAGCTATTTCGGACAGAAATTTATATTCTCAGTTTATAATAGATTTGCCGAGGTTGACGTTATACCTAAATGAAAAATTATGCAACGACTCTAGTGAACAGGTTTACGATTACCTTTATGACCGTTTAAATAAGAGACAGCTTAGATTTTGTTTATATTTTTTAACACAAACATCTTTGGCTGATTATTATTTCAAAGAGTATAAGAAATTAAAAGATAACATGGAACATTTAGTTGGCGATGGAAGTTATGTTGTAAGGTTGGATACAACACGGAAGACTATTAATGTGTCTAAAAATTTCAGAAAAATATACATAGACGACAACGTTAATTTTGAATTAGACTTTACAACCTTGAATCTTGATTGTGATTTGGAAAAGGATATAACATGTTATTCATGGGATTATGAATTTCAAGATGATAGTTTTGGGATTATTGAATTGGGATCAAAAACCCAATAACACTTTTGGTTAACCACCCAATATCATTTTTAACATGTAGTTTAATAATTTTATCTATAAAGTATACAATTTCAATAATTTTTGACCAAACTAATCTATGTTTTGTATGACTAGGACTAATTGACTGTGTCAATGTACTTGAACTCGATGTAGAGTAACTGTACTTTGTTAATGGGTATAAAGTTTCCAAACTTGACTTGGGTAATAAAAGTCTGAATATTTCTACACTCCCATGGATGTAAACATCCTGAACAACATTAACCTTTTTGCCTCTCGACCTATTATATACAATAGTAGATGTATTCGGATTGGTAAAATGTAATAGTGTTTTTATTGTATCCAAATCTTGATTAATACAAGAAATGTGCAGCGGTGTTTCTCCTCTATTGTTAGTTTCATATAAATCACATTTGTAATTAATTAGGTCCATTATCATGTTATCATTACCCATTTTAACAGCAATATGTAATGCTGTATCCCCATTAAAGTTTTTTAAATTAATATCAGCACCGTAATTGTATAATAATTCAACTATTTTTGTATTATTAGATTCTACTGCTTTTATAAATGGATAACAAATATTCCAACTATCTGGATTATAACCATATTCCATTAACAAATGGATTGTTTGAATATCTCTTAGGTCTATCAATTCAGAGAATAGTCCACATATCTTATGTGGTTGTGCTCCACAATTCAACAAATATTCAAATTCTCTTAAAAAATTATTAGAATAATGTCTGTTTTTAACTAGTGATTTTAGTTTATCATTTGTTTCATAATAATTTTTTCTCTTTTTCGACATTTTAACTCAATATAATATATATATTATATATTAGTTATGAGTTCTCTACGAAGAGTTAAAAAAGCACCTAAAAATATTCTATCCGAAAGAAAATGGAAACTTTTAGAAGGCGAAGAAGAGGAACCCAAAGAGTGTTTAAAATATTATTATGATAACCAAGAAGATTTCGACAACCTAAATCTCCCGTGTACTAACAGGTTTTGGGAGAAACAAGGGAATTCAACAAGTCTTGAATCATTTAATGATGTTGATGTCTATAAACCTATCCAAATGAATTCTTATATAGATAAACACTTTAGCAACGAACGTTTTGATGGTGAGTCACCCTTTACATTCCAACCTGAATACAAGAACAAGAGCACTAGCGATATTTGTGACACCACTGAATTTAAACTAAGTCCTCAACAAAAATTTGCAGGAAAATTCATTTCTACCGAGACAACATTCCCCGGAATGCTCGTATACAACGGACTAGGTAGTGGGAAGTGCCTAAGCAAAGGTACCCCTTTAATCAAAAGTGATGGTAAAATTATAAAAGTTGAAAATGTTAAAGTTGGTGATAAATTAATGGGTGATGATTCGAAGCCTCGTAATGTATTAAGTCTTGGAAGAGGTAGAGATACTATGTATGAAATAACCCCCGTTAAGGGTGATTCGTTTACGTGTAATTCAGAGCACGTGTTGTGTGTTACACCAAGTCAGTCTGGTTACTATTACCAAGAAAACAAAACAGTTAAGAATCAAAAGAAGAAATGGGTTGTTGACTACACCAATCTTGAAACTCTTAAAAAAACTGGTAAATGGTTTGAGACTGAATTGGAAGCTAAAGAATTTTTCAAACTTATTTGCAAAAGAGACAATACGGTTAATATATCTGTAAAGGAATACCTCAAATTATCGAAAAGTATGAAAGCACAATTAAAGTTGTATAGAAAACCAATTAATTTTGAAGAAACTGAGGTTCCTATAGATCCCTATCTCATAGGGTTTTGGTTGGGTGACGGAACTTCGTCAAGGTCAGAAATAACTAGTCAGGATTCAGCAGTTCTAAAATATTTAGCTAATAAGTTACCAGAATATAAATGTTATCTTCAACATCAAAGTAAATATCAATATAGAATCAATTCAACCGAACCTAAGGGTAATTATTTCTGGAATACAATAAAGTCATTAAATCTAGTAAACAATAAACACGTACCGGATATTTACAAAATGAATTCAAGGAAAGTAAGATTGGGAGTACTGGCAGGGTTGATAGATTCCGACGGTCATTACAACAAAAATTGTTATGAATTTTGCCAAAAGAATGAAAGAACTTTTGACGATGTTTTGTATATTGCAAGATCATTGGGATTTGCTGCTTACAAGAGTAAGAAAAAGACATCGTGGACTCATAAAGGTGTTAAAAATTACGGAACTGCTTGGAGATGCACAATATCAGGAAATTTGGAACAAATTCCCGTAAAAATTAAGAGAAAACAAGCAACCCAAAGAGAGCAACCAAAAGATGTATTGGTAACTGGGTTCAAGGTTGTAGAAAAACCAGAAGATGACTATTACGGGTTCACTCTTGACGGAAATCATCGTTTCCTATTGGGTGACTTTACGGTAAGTCATAATACGTGCACCAGTATTATAATAGGCGAAGCTATGAAAGCACGAACAACAGAAAATCCAGATTCTAGAATAAAGGGGAGAGGTCCATACAGGGTGTTTATAGTTGTCCCCAAAGCTATAAAAGAACAGTATTATGAAGAGATTATTGGTAGACTTCGCGATGGTACAATAGTTTCATGTCCAGGAGCTTGTGTTATTACAGAAAATGATGATTCCAAAGGAAAAAGACAATTTTATGTTGGTGAATACAATAAAAGTACCGACCAATATGATACCACCGAATTGAATGATATGAGAAAACTTGAAAAACGGATTAACAAGATATCCAAAGATCCAGAAAGACTGAAGGAAAAGAAAACTAAACTTGAACTAATGAGATTAAACAAAGATTTGGAAGATCTAAGAGACTTATTTCATACAAAGGTTGATACAGTATATCACATAGTTTCACATGATACATTCTTGAACTCTATTATGGTTAAAGTAAGAGGTACCGAAAGAGTAGTCCCAACAAACTTTTTATTAACCGACAATATATTTCATAGTAACAAAAGTTTATTAATAATTGACGAAATTCAAAAATTAGTGAGGGAAGAAGGGAGTAAATATGAAAAGTTGTATAATATGTTGAATATTTATGCAAGAAATAGAACTACTGGTGCCCCTACTATGAAAGTAGTATTATTAACAGCAACTCCTGTATATGATAATCCTCACGAAGCAGCATTGATGATAGATCTTCTTCGTCCCAGAATTCCTTTCCCTCAAAGTAGAGAAAAATTTCAAGAACTATTCATCCACACTGATTTTATAAAGGATACTAACACACATACAAAAACATTGAAAAATCCTTTATTGTTAAAGTATTTATTATCTGGATATGTTGGCTATTTCAAGGGAGGTAATCCACAGGGTTATCCTTATCGTCGAAATTATATAAAGTTACACAAAATGCAAAACTTTCAGCAGGAAGAATACACAAGATCCCTAATTGCTGAAATATCAAAAGAAAAAAATAGAATTGATTTCGATGGAATGCAACAAGGTATGTATCCGATTAGTATTCAAAAGTGTAACATTGCTTATTCAGTTAAAGAGGGAGAATTGAAAACAAGTTTGGAAGATATTGGATCATTTATGTCAAAATTAAATAGACAAAAAAGTCCAAAGGAGGTTATGAAGGTAGCATCCCAATATTCTCAAAAATTTGTAGATATTATCAAGATTGTAGAAACTAGTCCCGGACCAGTGTTCATTTACAGTAAATGGATTCCTCACGGAATAGTAGGAATATATAGTATATTAGATGCACTTGGGTGGGAATTTCTTGGACCCAAGTTTGATTTATCAAAAGATGTAAACAGGTATGCTATATGGAGTCCAGGTGGTTTGGAAAATAAGGGAGTTAGACCAGAAAAACTAGCAAACAAGTATATTAAAAACATGAGAAGCATATTCAATAGTCCAGAAAACAAGGACGGGAAATTAATTAAGGTGTTGTTGAGTAATGTAGTAGAGGGTATATCTCTCAAAGGTGTAAATCAAGTACATGTGTGTGAACCATGGTGGAATATGTCCAAAATGGAACAGATTATTGCGAGAGCAATTAGATTGTGTTCCCACTCTCATTTAGAAGAAAACAGACAGTATGTGGACGTATATTATCATGCAAGTATTCTTAACTCATACCCAAACTACGATTCAAAGGTTCAAGCTGGTTTAAGAGATATAGACCCTAAAATGATATATTTCAAAGATTTATCTAGATCAACTATTGAACAGAAAATGTACATTGCTGCAGAGAAGAAACAAAATATTAATGTTCAATTCGAACTAGCATTAAAACAGTCTGCGGTTGACTGTATCCTTAATAAAGATGGTAACATCATTCGGTTAGAGGAAATGTTAATTCCGTCTATTAAATCAAATGGGGTTATTGAAACTGACGGAATTGTGCCATTATATAATCGTTCGAATAACAAATACTACTTTCTTGAAAACAAAAACAATAAATTCTACCTAGTAGGTTTAGATATACAGAATGCAGTAAGTGTTCCTAAATTATCCCGGAAAGGAGGGGAAAAGACTGTACATAATTGGCCACCCGTATCAGTTGAAAGAACCAAAAATGTGATACAGTTGGAGCCTTGGCAGATTAAGGTCATTGCAGGTAATACATCGGTTACGTTACTAGAGAATACGTTATTTGATAGTTGTGATATTCGTGGTCCTGTCTCAGATATGAATTTCAAAAAAATGTATAAATATGCTGTGAGTCAGGGTGAAGATCCCAAAGCATGGGTTTATTGTTATGATATGTTTAGAAAAACAGAATTGTTTGGAAAAATAGCAGTTAAATATAATTTAATTACGGCTGGATCACCAGTACCGTTACAAAATAAGCTATACAGTTTAGTTCAGAATGCAAGTTCAAATGGTGTGTTTGACTCTTTATCATCTCAGGAGAAGAAAAAACATATTACTACACTCGAAGCATTATTATTGAGAAAAGAAGCATTAAAAAATAAACAGGAATTGATAAATAATTTATACAGTTTGGTACCTGAAGGAATAAGAACAAAATTAAACAATTATTCGTATATAGAATTAACGGTTATAAAAGAGAAATTAGGAATACAAAAACGATTGAGAAATAAAGCAGAACCAGAAATTGTAGAAAAATTAGACCAATATTCAATCGAAGAATTGAGAGTATTAAATAAAAAATACAAGTAAATTAATATCTTTGTATCTTGTAAAGTAATGGGAGATTCAGAATTCGAATATGAAGGAGACTTCGATGATGTTGAAGAAGCATTAATTGGAGATTTCCCAATAAGCGATAACGCAGACTTAGAAAAAATGGACAACCACGAATTAGCAAAATATTTAATCAAACAATCTTTGCCTTCGGAAATGTTAGCTTGTTTGGAGAAACAAAACGATCTTGATAAAAGTCCAGAAGGAAGAGCTGCATTACAAGAACTACAGAGATATGTTAATAAGAATGATGATGTTGAAGAAGAAATAGAAGAAGTTGATGATTACGATGTAGATGAAGACATTAAAGGTGTCAGAGCTAAAGTCAGACAGGAAGAAGACAGTGACAACGAAAGCGAAGCGTCTGATAGACGCGTTTGGCAAGATGTCATGAGAGATTATGGATATCAGAATTTGGTAGATGATAAAGTTGGTATTAAAAAAATCAGTAAACTCATTAGGAAAGAGATAGATGAAGATATTTCCAAAGAAGATATACTTGAAGAATTCAAAGCAATGAAAAAGGACTATTATTCTGGAAGAAAATTCGGTAACATCAAATCAAAGATGTACGGAATTAACAGTATCAAACCCTATAACCATAACGTTTATAATGAACCTAGTTTGGCAGATATTACTAGGGATTATTTGGGTCCCGGTGGTGGAAAGAGTACGCAACGAAGTTACGAAGACAAGTCGAGTACACGTAGTTATGGTAAAAGAAGAAGATCTCGGAAAAATAATACAAAACATTTAACAAAATATCAACAAGACGCTAAATTTGTTATGAATCATTTCCATAAAACTAAAAATACAGACCCAGATTACTCCTTACAGGATGCATGGGATGATTTTAAAAATGGAGACATAGAAACAAAAAGAACAAGACACCGAAGTATTAAAGCTAAAAAGATTGTCAAGCGCAGAAGTAAACCAACCAGAAAACGTAAATCTGTTAAAAAGGGTGCTAGACGTCGTCGTAGAAGTGTTAAACAGAAACCAGTCGAATATGGACCTACATACCAATCTGTATTTCAGGATTTAGATAAATTATTTTAATTTTAATATAAATGTTTATATTAAGTAAATGACTTTCATTGTTGGTGCTATAGTGTTTACAGATATAGTAGGTTCTTCTACTTTGTGGAAAAACCACCCCAAAAATATGAAAAATGCTGTTTATTCTCATGACAAAATGATATCTAAAATAGTTAAAAAGTATAAAGGTAGTGTTGTTAAAACAATGGGTGATTCGTTTATGATTTATTTAAAAGGAGAACACGGATATGAAAAAGGAATAAAAATTGCATTTGATATTCAATATTCATTAAACAATAAACCTATAATCGTAGATAAAAAATCCGATTCTAAAATAATACTTAGAATTGGATTGGCTCAAGGTCCTATGAACATACATCGTGTTAGATTTCAAGGTAAAAGATTAAGAGATTATTTTGGAACAACTGTTAATTTGGCGTCTAGGATGGAAAGTAAAGTTTCAAAACCCAATACAATATCATTTTGTTTTTGGGAAACAGAAATACCACATGAATATATCAATGAATTGTCAAAACAATTCGATATAATCGTAAAAGATTACAGAGATTATTGTATACCATCCAATAATATTAAATGTGAAAATTCTGAATTATTACATGGTGTTCCAGGAGTTTTAACGTTTACGATAGTTTAAAAAGATGGACGAACGACCCGATTACCATAAAAGTAATCCATAGTAAATTCCATTGTTATGGCTTTTTGATTTTTATATTTCCATGTACATTCTAGATTATATTTACTTTTCAAATACACCTTTGCAATTTTGTGTGTACTGTCTCCATTAAATATATTATACAACTCTGTATCAGTTTTTTGAACATTTATACAGAATCCTACTGTATTCAAAATTTTAAATTGAAGAGATTCACTAAATATTAATTTATCTAATTCAGCTTCGATTTCCTTAATTTTATCATTGCGTCTCCAATTATCATTCATGTTTTGAATCCATAAATTATTAGGTTCTAAACAAAAAAATTCAAACTCCAATTTAACTCTATCATAAGGGATGTTAAATGGGATTATCAATTTTTGGTCTGTATAATAATCCATAACAAGTTTGAATAGTTCGGGATCTCTGTCTACATAATTATCATTATTAAACCCCGAACCTAAAAACCTTCGGGTCAACATAGAATTTGGAAACATTTCCAAACTACTTTTAGAAATTCTAAATTCTTTGCTTCTACACTGTATCTGCACGTATTTTGTAAGTTCCTGATCCATTGGAATACTCATTTGAATAATATTCCAACAGTCCGTTAATATTTAAATTACTTGATTCTGGGGAGATAACGTAGCTCTTTATATTATTAATTCTTAATAATTCCATATATTGTTTTACATGTATAATTTTTTTATAATCATAAGGAACGCAGATTATACGAGGAGTTGTATATTTTTTAATTCTTCTATCAAACTCTTTTAGGTTAGGTGTATAGTATACTATATACTTGTCTATATGTGTTCTCATATGATGATCTACTATACGTTTGGTAAATAGGGTTCTAAATATATCCATATGACCTGTCTTAATCAACAATATAGTGTAATATCCAGATGTTGTAACCCTTAGACAATAAGATACTAATTTTTTATAACTATTTACTGCCCATAGGTTATTATCCGATTCGTGGAAATCTGGATACACTTTCTCTTTAAAATCACTACTACTGTTATAAGAATGTTGCAAAGACGGCAATCTTTTCTTATTTTTGAAAAATTTTTGCTTGTCTTGGATAATCTTTTGGAATTTACATTCTATTTTCCACAAACGTTGTGCACTATAAATATCTAAAGTCTCAATAACTTTAAAATAATTATCCGTAAAAACTTCATTGTTTATAGAACCAAAGTTTTTAAAACCAAGATGCCTAGCATATCTTCTAGCAAATTCTGACGTAAAAGAATAAATAAGTATTTGGATTTCTCTAGGTAAATTACGAATTGGCTTTGCCAATGATTCCACAGGAATTGACTTTGCCAATGATTCCACAGGAATTGACTTTGCCAATGATTCCACAGGAATCGGCTTTAATTGCATTTTTGTAAAATATTATCAAGTGAATCTAGATCAAAAGTAGACAACCCACAATCAAGTCCCTTACTTGCTTGGCCTTAATAG